TATCTGGCGTGCAGCCACGCTCACATCATTTTCGTTGACCAAGTACCCGTTCGATTCTATTTCGTGGAATCGAACGGGTATTTTTGTGCGTCCGAGTGAAATTTTTCAGCGGTAGAGTGCCATTCGGCGGCAAAGTGGTAAAAAATGCGTTTAGTTGGAGTATCCAAAAATGCTTAGTTTCTATGCAAGCCATCTACCAGCAATTTTACGTGGACAAAATTGTGGAAATTAGTACAAAATTTCTGAGCTGGGTAAACGTAAGTGACAAAATTTCGAAGTCCAAAAATAAACTCCAACTAAACGGATTTTTTACCCAAAACAGCACCTCTAATTTGATACATCAATTTCTTGATTAGTTTTCCTGCATATTGGCAAGTGTTTATGCAAAAATCACCTATCTAAATAGTTAAAACTTTTATTCGAACAGGTATTCTACTTTTACAGTAGCCATACAGTTTGGAGGCAAAATGGAGGCAGCCGATAAAAATTTTAACAAAAAAGGTAGACGGCAAGCCATCTACCTTGGGTTTTTGGTGCCTCCTGCGCGATTCGAACGCGCGACCTGCGGTTTAGAAGTTATGTTTTTTACCGCTCATTATGTTTCGTTACGCTCAATAAGTGCTGTTACAACCTGCAAAAACAAGTTTTTGTCCGGTGTGTATAGTAAAACAATCCATACAGTTTGGAGGCAGTTTGGAGGCAGCGCCTCCAACCAACTTGTTGCACGTTAAGGAGAAATGGCATGAATATCTCAGTCAGATTGCGTGGCAAGGTTTGGCAAGCAAGGGTGAGGTATCGTGGAGCAGATGGACTTATTCATGAGAAGCACCACTCTTTGAGTGCTCCATCGGATAAATCTGGTCGAGGAAAAAAGACCGCCATGCTCGAGGCTGAGAAATGGGTTAAGGATGCGGGGTTTGTTGAGGTTGTTGAACAGAGTCAAGCAACAAGGCTTGATTGTTCGGCGTATACATACTGTCTCAATTACTTTAAGAGCCTTGTGGCCACGCAGCAAATAGAACGCCGCACCTATACGTCTTACAAGAATAGTATTCGATACATAGATCTCTTCTTTGGTGAGAAACGCTTACAGGACCTTACTATTACAGACGTTGAGATGTATGTGTCCTGGCTTTATGACTCCAACTACTCAGCAAACACCATTAAGAAGGCGTTTAACGGCTTAAGACAATGTACACGCCATGCTGTAGCGATTAGAGATCTGCAATATGACCCTTGTGCGTCAATCAAGGCACCTAGGGGCCAACTTGCACCGCCAAATCCGCTAGATGAACCTTCCCGCAAGAAGCTTCAAGTTATGCTTGCTGCTCTAGAGCTTTCTCCCATGGTTATTGCAACGTATTTGGCGTACTTTACTGGCATGAGGCGTGAGGAGTGTTGCGGGCTTCAGTGGAAGGATGTGAAGCTCAAAGCAGAAGATGTCACAGCACATCTCTGTCGCGCTATTTCATACGACGGGGGTAAGACCTATATCAAAGGTTTAAAGAACGGTAAAACAAGAACGGTACCTGTTCCAGCCCCACTCGTAGACATTCTTAAGCAATGGCGCACCAAGTACATTGAAGACTGTATGTTGATGGGAGTTGCGTTTAATGAAGAGATGTACGTTTTAGGTGATTTCTCTGGTGAGTATCTCAGGCCAGAGCGAGTGACCGCATGGTGGAAGAGGCACTCGGAAGAATGGGGACTTCTCGGAACACAAGGGAGACGGCCAGTCTTTCATGATCTAAGACATACGTATGCGACGATTGCAGTTAGAACAATGGATATCAAGAGTGCTCAGGATATTCTTGGCCATAGTGACATTAATATGACGATGCGTTATGCGGATACAGACATGGAGCAGATTCAGAGAGCTGGTAGAGCCATTGGAGAAGCTCTTAATGATGCGCATAAAGATGGTGCAGAAATACTACAGCTGCGGCGAGCGATATAAAAAGAGGAGCTTAAAGCTCCTCTTTTTCGTTCTCTTTTTCTACTTTCTTAAACAAAGAAACAAGCTTTTTTTGGTCGATGGCTGGGAGGGTAAAATCTTCAATATCCATACTAAATAATAGGCTGGCTATTTTGTTCTTAGCGAATTCATATGTGCTTATAGATGCAGTTTTTAAAAGCTCGTTATACAGTTTTTCGTCCGCCTCGTCTTTGCTAACAACTGTTGCCTTACCATCTACAACGATGTTTATCGAAGCAAACGCATCGTCTTTATCTTTTTGGAATAAGTTTATATCAACGGCAAGGGTTATTACTTTGGCATATAAGTCAAGGTCTTTAATTGCTCTTGTTTTACAGTTGACAGGTGTAATTGAAAAGGTGAATTGTTCAGTTTCTCCTTTCATCTCAGTAGATGTTTGGGCGTTCAAATTCCGCACTCTATTTGCGACTAATATTTGTGTGAGAACTTCAGTTCTTCTTGCCATTACATAAGCTCCCTTGTTTCATCCCTAGCTTCATATGTTTGAGTTTGGGCGTGCTTTTTCTTCGGCTCAAATTGAAGGACGTTCGAGTATTCAAGTTGCTCAGATGGTTTTTCATGTAGAGAATAACTCTTTGATTGGACTAGATCTTGTTCTTTTTCGGAAGGTTCATTCTTGAGACCAAAGTCGTTGTATTCTTTTCGAGCGTCAACACTTGCTTTTGTGACGTATTCTCTTCCTTGATACGAGAATGTTTCGAGCTTGCCTGATTTAACAAGCTGGGTTACGCGCCCTTGAGAAATCCCAAGTGTTCTTGCGGCTTCTGACTTAAGCATTCTTGGTATTGCGCCAATACCTGTGTCTATAGCCAGTGAGTAGATTTTACCCTCGTATTGCGGGCTATTGTCAATCGTAGGCTCTGGTAAGTTATCTCTGTGCATAAGCCGATGTTGGATTTCCGAAGCCAGTAAATCAGCAGCCATTTCAAGGCATTCTTGCTTCGAAAACCCTTCAGTAGCCCCCTCGAAATCAAAGGGGACAGCTATATAGTAATCATCATCTTTGAAGATTTCGATTTCGTATAAGTACAACATTTTCATTTCCTTTAGTTGTCTATTCTTGTCTGCTTTAATATCAGCTTATATAGACTTTCTTTTATTTCAGCGTGTCTTGGTACGTTCGTATATCTTCCGTCTTTATGCTCGAACTTCTCGTGCTTTGTACCGCCGACAGAATAAAATCCCGCCGCTCGTAGCTTGGCTATAAGTTTCCTTCTCGATGCCATTAGTGCGTCTCCTGTTGGCAACAGTCTAAACATTCCTTTAGTGGTTTTCAAGTACTATTTAGCTTATTTAAGGTTATATAAGCTCCTGAAGATCATATTAGTTCTGTAAGAACTTTTTTGCCTCTATTCTTCTTCAGATGCAGCTTTCGATTTTGTAACAGGCTTCTTACGCTCGTCTTTTTTCATTTTTGCAATTGCCTTACGGCTGTCATCTGTTACCTTTTCGGGCAAGAATAGGCGCGAGATTAGGGCTTCTGCAATTTCTGAATTTTTAAGGTTCTGACCTGTGGTGTTCTTGATAGCAACTCGCAGCTTATTAATGACTTCAGTTGAGATGATATGGTCTGCAAGATTCTCTCCAGAGAGGGCAATGCGTCTCTGATAATAGTCGTCAATCTCATTCTTACGATGTGCTTCTTCAGAGAGCAGGTAAAGCAGCTCTGTTTTCTGCGCTGGGGCTGTTTCTTTGTCGGAGATAGTGACTCTGAATACTAGCTTTGTGACAGGGATTTTGCCTTCGAGTTTAGTGCGGTAGACCTGCCAATCATCACCATTCGTAAGAATAATCCAGTCAATGCCTTCGTCAACAGCATATTGACGCGCTTGATTAAGGTGTGTTTCCTTGAGCTTAAGCCCAATCTGCTTAACCTCAACAACAAATACCTCTTCATCGGATGTGCGAACAACATAATCTGCAAAGCGGGAGCCAATCATTTGCTCTGCTGTGACATTGTCAAATCTATCCCAACCAAGATACTCACACAGAATGTCTGAGACAATCTTTCGAGTGTCAGCTTCTTTGAAGTCTTCAGTGCGTCCCTTTTCGACAATTGTCGTCATACGCCTTAAACCCTTTTTAATGCGGTCCTTTGCCTTGTCTTGATAAACAGCCATTACTCAAACCCTTTCACAATTCCTTCAAACTTTTATATATCGGACTCAGTTTTTGTCCGGTATTAACACTAAATTGGAACGTGCGTTCCTTGAGAACTGAACAATTACTAAGCACCATTACGCATAATATCAACTGCTTCTTGTATCTTTTTAGTTGCTGCGGTGTATGCTTCCTCTTTTGCTTTTATTGAATCATTGGTTTCCCATCCTGCGAGCTCATCAATAGAGCAGTCAAGTGCTTTACATACGCGTAGGGCGTCACCAAGCGTTATTTCCGTTGTGCCACGTTCCCAATTGCCAACTATTTTTTGTGTTGAACCAATTAGATCTGCTAGCTGACCTATTGTTAAACCCTTTGACTTTCTAATAGAGCGTAGCTGCAAATTGTAAGCGGACATTAGAATTACCTCCTTTAACTGGAGATATTACACTATTTCACAAAAAGATCCAAATATTGGAAAAAACTTCTTGACTATCCAAATTTTGTCCCTACACTATAAATTGTCCAAATTAAGGACATTATGAACTTTGAAAACCAGATAGTGGTAATTCCACATAGTTTCTATTTATCTTTTGTAAGAAAGGAGATATATGACGGTCATCAAACTTGCTGAAAATATTAGAGTTTGCCGCGCACGCAAACGTTTGACTCAAAAAGACCTTGCAGATCGTGCAGGCGTTGCTGTTGCGACCATTGGCAAACTAGAAAGAGGCATTCAGTCTGAAGAGGAAACTGAGCTTCGTACTGTCATTAAACTTGCCACGGCTTTAGATATTAGTCCTAACAAGTTAGTTGGTTGGTAGATTATGCCAATACCTCAAAATACTGGCTCAGCGTGGTCATACCACTGGGAGCCAAAAGTCGAGCATAAGCTCGAACCAGAAAAGGCCAAACCGCCCCACACAACAATATCGCGTATTAAGAAAGCATCACTCATTAAGAGTTGTTTTAACGATGTGTATTACGCCAGGGAAGACAATGGAAATCTTTGGTTTCTTGGTAGTTTTGAAACGGATCAAGAAGCAAATGAAGCCTTAAAAAGGTGGGCAAAATGTCATTAGAAAAAGTAGCTACTTTTTGTAGGGATCTTAAATCATCCATTAGAAAACATCCAATTCGCATGCTTTCATGCTTGGTTTCTGTTCTATCACTTATGTTTTCAGTTTACTGCATTTTTGCTTGCTCAAAGATGACAAGCGTCGTTGGTTTGTGTGTAGCAGTGTTTGCTCTTTGCTTTGCGGGACTTATTTATTAACAAGATAAAAGTGCCCTCCTCACGCGGCAACGTGGGAGAGCGTGTCCAAAACTTTAAGGAGTTGAAATGGACGATACAAGTATACAGGTTTTTAGCTCTCAACAGTTTGGTGAGCTAAGAGCCTTTAAAGGATCCGATGGGGAACCTTGGTTTGTTGCTAGAGACGTGTGCGAAATTCTTGGAGTCGGAAACAGTAGACAGGCTCTAAGCCGTCTTGATGATGACGAAAAGAATACCGTCATTTTAAATGACGGTAATAGAGGGAATCCCAATGTATCAATTGTCAATGAGGCTGGTTTCTATAGTCTCGTACTTTCTTCGCGTAAACCAGAAGCTCGAGAATTTAAGCGTTGGGTCACTCATGAAGTTCTCCCGTCAATCCGCCGCTCTGGTGGTTACATTGCTACGGATGGTTCTGAAAGCAATGAAGACCTTCTCGCTCGTGCGGTCCTAGTGGCAAATGAAGCTATCCAGCGTAAGGATGCACAGCTTAAAGAACAACAACGTCAGCTCTATGAGAAGGATACGACCATCATCGAGCAGGGTATCAGAATTGACGAGCTCGCACCGAAGGCGGAGGTGTATGACACGGTCATCAATGCCAAAGGCACGATGACAATTACAGACGCAGCTCGCTACCTAGCACAGTATGACCCTCTCATGAACCGCAAACGCCTTTTTGCGCTTCTCCGTGCTGATGGAATGATTTGCCAGGGGAGCAATGCTCCAACCAAGCGAGGAATTGAGACAGGTAGATTCGTGCAGATCATGAGCACCCGTCGAGATGGTAAGTCTAATGAGCCTTATGCAAGGATGACGCAGAAAGGCTTTGACTGGTGCGTTACCGCTTACTGCACAGCTCCACTCATTGATTAGCTCTTATGGAGAGCTTGCGAAACACTGAGCTTATAACCGTTGAACAGGCTTCTCAATTATTAGGCATCCCGGTCTCCACGATGCGCAAGATGTGCGCTCGAGGGGAGGTGTATGCAAAGAAAGCCGGAAAACGATGGCTCATTAACAAACGGATTCTCTTAAGCCTTTATGGCTTACATTCTAAGGAATAACCCATGAAAAAAAGAATATTTCTTGTGGCTTTGCTGCCCTTGCTAGTCTACTTCACAGCTGACTGTCTGGGCATTTTTGAGCCGCATAACGTGGCATATCTGCTGGCTTTCAGATATGCCCTAATCGCATATGGCCTTGTTGGAGCTTTAGCCGTATGGCTCAAGGACAAAGAGAGAGAGGTTTGCAATGCTGACTAAAGAAGAACGTACAGCAATCGCTGATAGGTTGAGGGGCACTTTTTACATTACCAACTCAACACTCTTTAAGGCTCTTACAGGGGAAGAAGAACTAATCGAAAATGACCAGGTTAGAGAGCTTTGTGTGATAGCCAGGGTTATCTTTGAACTCTGCGACACGTCAAACATGCTTGAGTTGCCAGTGGACAAAGACGGCGAGGTTATCCGCATTGGTGACACGGTGTACGATAGCGACGGCGATGAGTATAAAGTCACAGGGTACAAAACACTCTTTGAGGATACAAATATTTTCTTGTCAAATGGTTCAGAACCAGTTTACGCAACGGTATTGGCGCATTACGTAACTCACAAACAGCCTGTAACGATTGGGGTACTTGTTGAGCGAATTAAAAATGTCATGAATGACGATAGTACGACCGTATGGGCTTACGATGAATTGGATGACATCGCTACCCAACTAGAGCATCTAGGTGATAACGATGAGTGACATTACACCTGAGGAGCGCCGTAAGGTTGCGGAGAAGCTGAGACAGTATGTGAATGGCTTTGATTTTGGTGACGCTAACCCCGTTTGGTACGTCATGAAGTCTGTTTTTGGAGATGTGCACAAGCGCGAATACAGCGAGCTGTTCACTCGTCTAGCCAACTTAATCGACCCAACATGCCATCAAGTAATAGAAGACGAGACGCAAGTTTGCAGCGAGTGCTCAGAAGACCTAGACGAGGGGTATGGATGGGACTTCTGCCCTAACTGTGGCGCAAGGGTGGTGCGCGATGAAGCCGAATAACTTCCGCATTCCCGTTGTGACAGAGCGCAAGCCAACAGCAGATGAACTGTACTTGCGAGCGTTAAAGGCAAAGCATGAGTGCATTATCGGATATAGGCACGCCGGTTGTTCGTGGACTTATACCCCTTTTCAAGAGTGCATGAAAGAGTTTGACGAAACAGTCGAGCATTACAAGAAGCTGGCGTGGAAGGAAGAGCGATGAAAGAAAGCGAATACGTTGGTGGTACTGACGGTTTCAGAAAGCTTTGGTTCACAAACAAGCCAATCGTTAGATGTCGAGATTGCAAGTTTTGGGCAACAGAACATCACTTTTTCGGCGGTTGTACCGGTAAAGAGTTTAACCCAGACGGCTTTTGTTCATGGGGTGAGAGGAAGGAGAACGATGACTAACAACGACAAAGCAGAAGAAATCATCAAGAAGCTTGGGGAGGTTGCATATCTCGCAATCGGAAAAGAGCTTGGCGAGAACATCAAAGGAAAAAAGGTCTATCTGTCTGGACCAATTACTTACTGCAGGAATTATAAAGGCTTGTTCATGTTCGCTGAGTATCTCGCCAAACTGTGTGATGCTACGCAGGTTTTTAGCCCAGCTTCACAAATCCCGGATTGTCTTGACTACGGACAGGCAATGAAGCGTTGCGTTGCTGCACTTGCTGAGTATGACACAATCATGTTACTTCCTGGTTGGAACACGTCTAGAGGGGCAAGAATCGAACGTGAGGTTGCGCTTGCTTGTGAGATGAACATAGTTGATTCTTTTGACTACAGGTTTATCCAGTGCCTCTGGAATACTCTTGACACCGTTCTTACGAGGTTACTATGAGCAAACAGAAGCAGAAAGGCACAGTATTTGAGCGTCAAGTCGCAGACTACCTCGCAGCACGTCTTGGAGCTGACATTGAGCGCAGAACAACAGCTGGCATACATGATAGAGGAGACATTGCAGGAGTGTTCTTCCGTGGTCTCCCAGTAGTCGTAGAATGCAAGAACTGCGCTCGTATGGAGCTGTCTAAATGGCTCAAAGAAGCCGAGACAGAGCGTGGCAATGCAGACGCAGAGTTCGGACTCGTAGTCCACAAGCGCAAAGGAACAGGCGATAAGTCATTCGGTGATACCTACGTTACGATGACACTTGAGACGCTCGCAGCGTTCATTGCAGGAAGCCACGAGCTTCTGCAATAAATCAGTATTTATTTAATTCCTTATTTTCAACAATCGAATAAGAGAGGAGACTCACATGGGTGCTGCAGATATTGCCGTTATGGTTTTATTCATTCTCGCTGGTATTGCTTTTGCACTTAGCGATTAAATTCATCGTTTTTTATAGGGAGGTTTAATGCTCAAAAAATTCATTGAGGCAATGACAATATTTATCTCTTCCTGTTTCGCTTTTATCCTGGTTACTTCTTCTGTGCTACTTGTTTATTCATTTGTTATTGAGCAGGTAAAAAACAGCTCCGCATTTCCAGGATTGATATTAGGTTCCGTAATTGTTGCCGCTTGGTGTACACATGATTGTGTACTAGATTCAAATAAATAATTCCACATTTTCACAACCAAATAGAAAGGTTCAACCATGAAGAAGATTCTTCAGTGGCTGGCTGTTTGTGTGTTCGCGGTGCTGGTATTTGTCCCAGCATTTGCACAAGCGCAAACTGTGCCGACCACAATTACGGGCTTTAGAGTTACCGATAAGAACAAGCAGGACTTGACTGCTGCATTCACGAACCAAGACATTTACTTGACGGCTTCTTGGAGCGCAACGGGTGAAGTCCACGAGGGCGATACGTTCTCGCTGGGTATTCCGGATATTCTCGACTTTCCCGCGACTAACGCAGCAAGTTTTAACATCTATGCGCCGGATGGCAACGTTATGGCTACGGCGCAAGTGACTCCCGGGCGCGTCACGATCACTTACACGTCATGGGTCGAAGGCAAAGACCACGTGCAGGGGACACTATGGCTTGCAGCACACGTCAAAGCCGACGCAGCAGCAGGCACAACCACGCTAAGACTCATTGATGAAGCAACGGGACAGGTCGTCGAGACTAGCTTTGAGACACAGCACTACGGCACTATCCAGCACGAGGTCATCGCAAAATGGGGAGTCAAGACCGACCACGGAACAGTCGAGTGGTCAGTCAGACTCAACCACGCGGCGGAGTCACTGACTAACGTTGTACTAGAGGACACAGCGCAAGAAGGTACACGCATTATTCCTGGCTCATTCCGTCTTTACCGCGTTCATATGGACGCATACGGCAACGCTGACCCGTCAAGCTGGGTGCGTTTGAGCGTTCCCGAGCCAACTATTAGCGGCAGCGGCTTCACGTGGGACTTGTCGAGCGTTGATTTCCAAGGCAACCAATACTTCATGTACTACGAGACTGAAGGTACAGAGACGACCTCGAACTCTATCCAGCTAAAGAGCCGCGAGACAACGCAAAGCTCACGCTATCAATACGTTAGCCAGGATAGCGGCGGTAATGGCAACGGAGATAATCGACCAGCTGAGCCACAGCCACAGCCCGAGCCGGAGACCCCACCTACTCCAGAGCCTAATCCAGGACCAAAGCCACAGCCAACTCCACAGGACGCAGATTCAGAGCCTAAACCGGAGCCAACTAAGCCAGCCAAGAAGGCAAAGAAGGCGGCATTACCAGCAACGGGAGATCCAAACTTGGATTACTACTACGGCGCGCTAAATATGTGCCTTGGTGTGCTTATCGGCGGTTTTCTCATGTTCGGCGGCATGTTCCTAAACAGAAAGAGGGACTAATGAACCCTAAAGAAGCAGAAGACAGAGAGCGTCTTGAAAAGATGACGATGAAGGAAATCAAGGCAATCGCAAAGGACAAGGGCATCGCTCTCGGATATGACGGCTCAAGAAAAACGAATGCGATTGGCTTGATTCTTGAATGGAAACGCTTCAAAGGCTGTTACATGGAGCGTTACTAATGAACCGCGCAATAAAAGTTCGACTAAATTCGAACGGTATTTGGTGTTGTCGCTTGTATCTTGGAAGAAACCTCAACGGCAAAATCATTCAGCCTTATGCGAGTTTTCCTGCTGCAAAGACGCAAAAAGAAGCTGAAGAGCTGGCCACTATGTGGGCTTCACATATTACGTCAGACGGCAAAGTAAAAAGTACTCAGCTCACTGACTTGCTTCTTGAATATGTGTCAATTAAGCGAAGAAATGGCGCGAGCCCTAATACCACAAGGCAGCATGAAGGCTTTATTAGAAACCATATCAACGGGCGGCTTGGTAAAGAGGATGTAAGGAGTGTTACGTCCTCTTTACTTACCTCTTTTGAGCAGGATCTGCTAAAGAAGGGTTTGTCTCGAAACAGTGTAATTAACCTGCATCAGTTCTTGAGAGGTGCATACAATTACTTTGTTTCTGCGGGCATATGTGACTACAATCCGCTTGTTAACGTGGCTAAGCCGTCCAGGGAAGTACATGAAGCTATCTCTATTGAAGAATGGGGTTTTGCTGGAATAAGTACTCTTATTAATTCCAGAATTACAACAGCCATTCAAGAGAATGAGTTTAATTCCCGTGTGGTTTGTGCATTTGCTGCCTGGCTTTCGTTGGTAACTGGTATGCGCTGTGGTGAAGTCTGTGCCATTAGATACAGTGATGTAAACATGCTATACAAGCATATCCACGTATCTGGCACCGTCATTGAAGAGTCTTACAGAAAGCCATATAGACGAGAATCTACTAAGGGCAAGAGATCAAGAAACATAGCCATTACTGACTCGGACATCAGTTTTATCAGTGACTACATGAAGCTTCAGAAAGCCCATATTGCCTTTGTAGAGTCTTCTACACCGTTAATTAGTCTAGATGGCTCTTACATGCGACCTACGAGCGTCTCGAGGTCATTTACACGTATGAGACGCACTCTTCAGCTACCTCAAGGCATTACGTTCCACTCACTCAGACATACTCACGCGTCTTGGTGTTTAGCAAGCGGAGTTGACTTAAAGACTCTCTCAGAGCGCCTTGGTCATGCTGACCCAGCAACGACATTAAGAATTTATTCCCATTTGCTGCCAGGACGTGATAGGGGAGCGGCAGAAGCGTTTGGGGACGCACTTAGGACCATTGAACAAAGAGAGTTCTAATCGCTCCATGCCTTAAAGGCTTGTTGCAATTTGTTGCAATCAGCAATTTTTAATCAAGTTGAATTCTACAAAAAACGTTCATTCAACTTGAAGTTTCTTTTTATCCCTTAGTGAGTGCTAGATAAGAAGTAATTATCAGACAATTAAAGAAAGGCAGACAATAGCATGGCTATTTCTAAAGTCACAAAGGATCTACGCATAATGACCGCCGCAAGAATCCGCAAACAGGCAAATGGCAAGATGTTCCCAACTTCATCGACTGTATTGTTTTCGGTCAGCGTGCTGAAGCTCTCTCACGCTATATTTCCAAGGGTGCAAAGGTTTCTATTGATGGAAAATTACACTACAGCTCATGGGAAACAAAGGACGGCCAGCGTCGCAGCAAACTAGAGGTTGTTGTAGAGGAGATTGAGTTCCTTTCAAAGTCCCAAACAACAGCTGCCACCGCGCAGGGCCAGCCTTCATTCACGGCACCGCAGGCACCAGAAGAAGAGTTGTACGATTCGGACATTCCGTTCTAAAGACTAGTTAAATTATTTATTAGTTAGGTAGAGCCTTCGCAAAGGGGTCTTGGAGTCATCTGAGACCCCTAAATTAAGAAAACTAGGCTAAAAATTATGTAGATTTTGTTGGTAGCGCTCATTAAAGTTCGTTACGCTCGATACGCTCATTATGAGATTTTCAATGTGCTATACTTGCTTCGCTTTTCTATCTAAAAGCGTAACGGTATAGCAGAAAGCAGCTTGCGAATTGCACGCAAAGCAATTTCGCAAAGCGGCGGAGAAAGGCTCGCAAGCGTACCGGTTGCGCACCCTCCTATAAAAATTTAGAGATTATTCCGCTCAACAATACAATAATGTTTATAAGTTGTAGAAAACTTGTATACATAATGTTGAAAACTCTCTATCAAGCCAGCTAAATCATATAATTTAAATAACTACTCTAACTAAACGTAGAAACGTTTGGAGAATTATGGATTACAGTGGTTTAACTGCGTCAGAGTTCTTTCATGGTGTGGCAGAGGCATCAAGAGAGAATACAAGAGCATTGCAACAGATCATGAGCCTTCAGGAAACTGAGGGAGCGAAGGCTCAATCTTATTCGGCTGGTGGCAGTAAAGGCTCTAATCAAGACACGATGGCAAAAGTAGATAAACGCATAGATCTAGAAGCATTGTTGTCTAAAAGAATGAATGACAATTACGACTATATCAATGATGCTTATACATTGCTGTATGGTGTGAGTCAACTCGGAGACGGTGGCATATGTCAATTAATGAGCAGCACTATTTATGCTGACTTACTTCAATGGCGCTATCTTCAATGTCTGACTTGGAGTGATGTGTCTGAAAGACTTCTTACTCCTGTAAGAACGCTTCAACAGTTAGAACGTGAAGTTTTTGAAACAATCGATGAGGAGAATTACATTGAAAAATTCTTGAAAAATAAATAAGCTTTTTTGCCTTTTTGCTTGTAATATATAGATAGTAGTTATATACTATATACAACAAGAAAGGAGGTGAGAGATGGAAGAAAAGATATGGCAATTATTTCTCGCAATCTTCACAGCAGTAGCTACAGTCACAGTTGAAAAGATTGCAGAGAAACTAAAAAAGTCCCACCCCGACGAAGAGTAAGGACTTAAAGCCAAAGGGGATATCAGTTGCAGCTGGTATCTCCTAGGCTCTAAGATTAGCATAAAGGAGCACAAAATGGAAAACGTATTACTCATATTAGTTACTGTTGCAGTAACGCACATTCTCTACAAGACCATTCGCAAGAAGGAAAGTCGATAATGGCTACTAGTGAAGCTCAAAAGCGGGCAAGTGCTAAGTATCGCAAAAACAACGTTAAGGCGATTATGTTCAACCTGTACCCAAGCGATAAAGACTTGTTAGAGTTTCTAGAATCAAAGAAGAACCGCTCGAGCTATATCAAAGAGTTAATTCGTAAAGATATGGAGAACTCGAGAAAATAAGTTCTGCGTACTCTTGCGCACTCTTGCGTACTGTTTTGTGATATTATGTACAGTAGCGATTTACGCATCAAAGGAACTAATAAGCGTTCTGGTTATGAGCCAGGGCGCTTTTTTGTTAGGCAGGTGAGCAAATGAGTTACAACATCAGACGCTCATATGCTAGAGATCAGTTGCGAAAGCAGATGATTGCAAGAGAAGAACCGTGTCACATTTGTGGTATGCCAATCGATTACTCGCTTCCTGCTGGTGACCCAATGAGCTTTGAGATGGATGAAGTCGTACCTGTCTCAAGGCTACCTCTTGAACAAAGACGAGCTGCCGCATGTGACCCAGAGAATGTCAAAGCGGCGCACCGCATATGCAACCAGAAGCGCGGCAACCGCATGATGGACGAGCTTAAGGGTAATGCACTACCTATTGTGAGAACGCGTCTGTGGTAGGGGGGGTATGCCCTCCCACAGCCCCAAAAAGACGCCCCTTGGCATAGTCAGAATATAGCGAACCCTCAAATTTTCCACAGTGGAGTGAGCCTGAAAGGAGGTCTTGATGGCCAAGAAACTAGTTACTATTTGCAGAGAGGGCGGTCGGTATGACATCTATAAAGCACTGCAGATAACTATGGCAAAGAAGCTAGATGATTGTGAATCTGGCCGCGACTTTGCAGCCATTGTAAAGACATTCGTCCAGGTAGTTGACGAAGTCGACGCAATGGAAAAAGAGAAGTTGCTTGCAGCTAAAAAACCGAGCCCCGCTAAACGAGCCAGAAAGACATATCTCAAAGAGGTCTCGTGATGCCAAGGCGCAAAAAACGTGTTGGAAATCAAAAACCGACCTTTGAACGCATTGGAAAATATCATCATTCTGATGCAAAAGCTTGCATAAATATGTTTTCTCATTACGGGTTTAAGCTTGATGATGCGCAAAAATACGAGCTTGAACTTTATATGGCTAAAGACGCTAAAGGTATGCCATCGGCTGAGACTATTGGTGCGGCTAAGCCACGACAAAATGGTAAATCGTTTGCCGCACGACTCTACGGTATTTGGTGTGCAGCGATTTGTGGAATGGACGTTGTCTATTCAGCTCACAATGCTGATACCGTTGATGAGTTTTTTGATATGATCGTGAACCTTTTTACAGATGATGAAACGTATCCAGACTTAGCTGAACTTCTTCTTAAGGCGTATAGGCAGCCAGGAAAGCAGTACTTGCTCTTTGATTGTGGACATTACAAAAGCGGCAAACGCGCAATCGGAAGACTCAAGTTCTCGACTCGCACGACCTCAAAGGCACGAGGAGGTACACGCTCGCTCATCATTATTGATGAGGCGCAGGAGCTTACAGACGCTCAGTTAAATGCTATTTTGCCAACTGTTTCTGCATCTAAAGATGGTTCTCCTCAAGTCATTTACATTGGAACTCCGCCAGACCCAACCTGTAGAGGAACGGTATTCAAACGAATGCACGATACAGCTCATTCCGACAGTCCTGGCGAGGCTTGGTGGCTTGAATGGGCCGCAGAATCTGTTCCGAGTGAGGGTACCAGCGATGAAGAAGCACTTGACCTTGCTTATGAGACTAATCCGGCGCTCGGCTCTCGAATTACGGAAAGAGCGGTACTCAATGAATGGCATCAGATGACAAAAGATGGATTTGCTCGTGAGCGCCTTGGTTGGTGGTCAACGCTCGATACTTCAGTTGAGTATGTCGTCAATGCAAATGACTGGAATGAGTGCATAACAGAAGAGCCTTATGACGATGGTCTTCTTGCTTTTGGAATCAAATATTCGCTCGATGGAAAGAAAGTAGCAATTTCTGCAGCTCTAACTCAGCAAGATAACCCAACAGCTTATGTTGAGCTCGTAGATATCGCAGACGCTTATGGTGCTGGTCAAAACCTCGCTCAATGGATCAAGGAACGTGAGAGTCGCATTGCATGCGTTGTTATTGATGGCCGTTCTGGCGCAACTCAGCTGGCCGAACGCTTGCAGGAGCTACGTTTTCCAAAGCGGGGCATTGTTCTTTGCGATACAAAACAGGCCGTAGCGGCAGCTTCAAGATTTGTTGATGAAGTTGGAGCACACAGCATACGTCACGTCCCCTCTCCAGCACTGGACGAGTCTGTTACAGGCTCGTCCAGGCGTGCAATTGGAAATAACGGTGGCTTTGGATTTGGAGATTCTCCAAAAGCAACGTGTACCGCTGCTGAGTCTGCGGCACTTGCACTTTATGGAGTTAGGACCACTAAAAGAAACCCAGCTAGAAAGCAGGTAGTCTGGTGACAATTGGAATTATTCCTGTTGCAATTGCAACAGCGGCTGGACTGAGAAAAGAAGATAGGCAGACAGTTTTAAATCTCTGCGCAGTTTACTCAAAGACCCTTGCACGTAATCGTTTGCGTGATGGCTACTATCTCATGCATATAAAGCCTCAGCAGCTCGGTATTTCGGTACCTGACGGCTTAAGAAACTTGGAACAGGCTATTTCATGGCCAGCAAAGGCTGTAGACGCTCTTGCTGACCGTTCTCAGTTCGATGGTTTTACTTGCACGGATGAGGATACTGCCAAGGAATTACAGGCTATTGTTCGTGAAAATGCTCTCAAGCGACGCTATCGTAAGGCCGTTAAAGGCCAACTTAGAAACTCCTGTGCGTTTCTTACTGTTACCGCTGGAAATGTTGATGCGGGAGAGCCTGCGGTTATTATCTCAGCATATTCTGCAGTGTCCGCCGCCGCTCTTTGGGATGAACGGTTACATCGTATTCAGGCTGGCATTGTCGTAGTTGATCGTGACAATCGACCGAATCACAGGAATGCCCCAACGTGGATTAATGTCTTTACCGATACCGACATTATTCGCATTCGTAGACCACTTGACTCGACTCGCTGGGTTGCTGAATACATTCCGCATGGAATGGGTCGCTGCCTTATGGAGCCTTTGGTTTACGAGGCAACGCTTGACCGCCCGTTTGGTAAGTCGCGCATCACTCGAGCTGTTATGAATCTGACGGATGATGCGATGCGTTCAAGCGTGCGAGCTGAAGTCGCTGCTGAATTTATGACAGCACCTCAAAAGTATCTTGTTGGTGCTGACCCAGATGCTCTCAACAAGCTCTCAAAATGGGACGCTTATATCGGTTCAATTTTTGCGGTCTCAAAAGACGCTGATGGCGATACCCCAACGTTTGGACAGCTGCAGCAGGGTTCAATGCAGCCACACATCGACTACATGCGTTCCCTTGCCGCTCGTTTTTCTGCCGAGACCAATGTTCCAATCTCAGAGCTCGGAATTGTATCTGATAACCCAAGCTCCGCAGAAGCAATCTACGCCGCAAAAGAACCTTTAGTCGTTGACGCTCAAAACCTTAATGCCGACAACGGCGAAGCTCTTCGAGATATTGCTCTTATGGCGTTAGCGGTTAAGAGAAACATATCGTTTGCTGAGGTGCTTACAACAGAGCCTAATATCACGGCCAAATGGCGCAACCCTGCAATGCCGTCAATTGTTTCCCAGGCCGACTCCATGCTCAAGATTGCTCAAGCTGTTCCATGGATTGTCAATTCTGAGATTCTTCTTGAGGAGCTAGGTTTTACGGATGACCAAGTTCAAAGGCTTGAAAGTGACAGGGAAAGAGCGTCAGCACAAGAGCTTCTTAGGGCACGCTTTGCCGCAAAGGCTGCAAAGACTCCAGTTGACAATCAAGATTTACTGGACGGTGTAATTGATGCAGGTAAGCAAGGATAGAATTTCGCAGTATAGAAAAGAGCTTGATTCGGCCGCAAATGATGCGGCTGAATTTATGTCTGACTATTACGATGCACTCAGAACTGCTAATCCTAACTCTTCGGTAGCAGATCTTCGCAACATGGCCATTAAATCAATTAAACAAGCCCTCAACGCCTTTTCTCCTCAAGCGGGAGAGCTTGCGGGGGAGTTGTTTGATGAGATAGTAAAAGCAGAAGGTGTCAAGGCAAGATTTCGTTATCATAAAACTATTGAACAGGGTTTAGTCGAGAAAAAAGTTCATTACCTTGCAAAAGACTTAGTTGATGGTAACAACCAGAAGTTTATTGACGCTTGTGCAACGCTTACTCGTTTTTATGTACATCGTGAAGCCAATACTAATATGTATAGAAACGTTGCTCGCACGAATATTCGCTGGGCAAGAGTTCCATCCGGCACAGAGACATGCGGCTGGTGCTTTATGCTGTCGTCACGTGGTTTTGACTACACGTCAGAATTAAAGGCGGGAGGTCTTGGACATAAGTTCCATCTCCACTGTGACTGCATCATTGTTCCAGGAACAAAAGAAACTACCATTGATGGATACAAGCCAGAAGAGATGTATGCTCGCTGGGTTGAATGCGCAAACACACTTGAACTCGAGCCTACGTGGGAGAATCGTTTTGCGATTATTGCCGAATGTGAGACAAGAGATTTTAGGTGGCTCTATAACGGCACTCCGACTGAAATCCATTACATTGAAAATTACGGGGAGAAAAATGAAGTAGTTAGGGATAGTAAATTTGCTGAGAAAAAGGTGTTAGAGCGAGAATACCTTACTGCTGGAAGAATGAGTGATATTGGTCTCACGGTTGATTTTATTAAAGACCATTATTCTGTTGATTTGCCTAACGGTAGAACGATAACTATCGGTAGATGTGATATGACTAACGGCTATGAACTAAAAGCTCCTAATGAATCGGCTTCGCCAAAAAATGTCATAGAGAATTCCATTGAAAACTCTATGAGTAAGGAAGGCATAACTAGACTTATTGTTGATATCACGGACAATCACCAGGTAAGTTATGACGAAGTTATAAAGGCTGGAATCGATTACTGCAAAGAACATTCGATAAAGTTCACTGTGTCTGTTCTTAGCGGCAAAAGACTGAGAAACGTCAACTAAAAATACCCGCGCAAATCCACATCAAGTAGAATCGGGCGGGTATCTCTAGTGATTATTATACCCAATTTCGTTGATTTAAGCCACTGGAAAATCTATGCGATTTGAGATAGCGGCAGATAAAGCATATTAAAAAATGCACCCACAAGAGTAAGTGCATTTTATTCACCAACAAACCCGACTCAGTCCAGCCGTTGGCTCGTCCTTTAACTAGCAAGTGTATCTATTTTCGTTGATTTAAGCCACTGAAAAGTGGCTTTTTTCATATACGCGACCGCTGCGGAAAAGCGGTACTTACCTCGTAGCAAGGGTAATGCTACTCGTAAACGTCCGAGCGGACGGAACCTGTTGAAAGGAAAGAAATGGATTTGAAGGAACCTGTAACTACTCAAGAGCAGCTCGACAAGATCGTGAAAGACAGGCTGGAAAGAGAGCGTGAGAAAGTACGTTCTGAGTTTTCTGATTATGATGACTTGAAAGCCAAAGCTCTGAAGCTTGACGAACTCGAAAAGAGTGGCTCCGAGGAGCTGAAAAATGCACTCGCTGAGGTTGACAACCTTAAAGGTGAACTGCAGACACGTGATGAGAACGCTAAATTGCAGCAGATGCGCAAGCAAGTCGCTAAAGACACAGGGGTACCAGAGGACCTCATTCAGGGCGCAGATGAAGAGAGCATGAAGACGTTTGCAGAAGCCGTAGCGGCGTTCGCCAAAAAGCCTTCTGCACCAATCATTCCAGAATCAGGTATTTCTACACAGGCTGGAGAGACTCCAGCACAAAAATTTGGTCAATTTATGGCCGAAACATTTAACTAATTGAAAGGATTTAAGTATGGCAACCGGTATTTTGACAACTTCTGCAACACTTCCAAAAGACCTATCCGATGAGATCTTTGCAAACGTCCAGGACCAGTCTGCAATTATGCAGCTCGCAACTCCAATCGAGCTTCCTGGTCGCGGTATGACCATCCCAGTTGTAACTGGTGACCCAGAGGCTTCTTTTACCGCTGAAGGTGAAGAGGCAAAGGTGTCTAACACCTCTCTTGGTGTTAAGGAAATGAAGCCTTATAAGCTCACCGTTATTGAGCTCTTCTCCAATGAGTTCAAGGATAACTATGAGGCTATCTTTGCAGAGCTTCAGAATCGTCTTCCAGGCGCCATTGGTCGCAAGGTTGACGCTACCATTATGTATGGCACTGCTCCTGGCACTGGTTTTGACACCCTTGCAGATGCTGAGTCTGTAGACCTTTCTGTTAAGCCTTATGACGGCTTTGTTGACGCACTCGAGAAGGTTTCTAACGCGAACGGTGACCTTAACGGCTGGGTACTTTCTCCAAAGGCACGAACCCTGCTTCTTAAGGCTAAGGATAGCCAGCAGCGTCCTCTCTTTATTACTAACCCAGCAGTTGAGGGTAAGGACGGCGGCTCTTCTGTTCTTGCTATTCCATCTCTCTTCTCCCGTGCAGCTTATCAGGCAAAGGTTGCCTCTAAGACTCCAGAACTTGTTGGCGTTGGTGGAGACTGGACTGGCGCACGCTTTGGCCTTGTTAAGGACATCGCCATTTCTATGGCTGACCAGGCAACTATTAACGCTGGCGGAACTACTATGAACCTCTACCAGCGTGATATGTTTGCTCTTAAGTGCACCTTTATGTTCGGCTTTGTCGCTCGTGATAAGGCACAGTTTGTCCGCCTTGCAAACGGTACTGCCGCTTAATAGGAGGCTTATATGGCAGAGACAAGAAGCTTTGCCACAAAGGCCGACTATGAGAAACGTTATGGGTCTGGTGCTCCAGAGAGGGTTGAGGTGCTTTTGCAAGATGCCTCAGCCCTCTTGCGCTCTAATTTCATTGCATATCATCAAACGGCTTACAAAGAAGGCTTGAATCTTCGATTTGATGAAAATGCTTGCGCCGTTACTTGTGCGATTGTTGCTCGTGCTGTGAATGTTCCTGCTGGTTTTGAGGGTGCTTCTCAGTACAGTCAGCATGCCGGCCCTTATGAGTCGACATTGACTTTTGCAAATCCAACAGCTGATTTGTATGTAACGCGCTCTGAGCGCACTCGACTCGGCTTGAGTGGTATCAGAATTGGCTCAATTCAGCCAATGTTTAAGCAAGACCACGAGGTGAATGATGGCAGCAATTAGGGGCGTTCGGGTAGAAGTGGTTAGAGTAACTACTGTCCTAGATGATCATGGCAATGAGACCTCTGGAGTAGAGTCTTATGAGCTTGTTGACAATGTCTTACCAGCTCCAGTTGCGACATCTGATTTGTCTGCGACGCGCCCAAACGGCGACCGCATAGACATGGTCTTTCACTTTCCAAAGACTTATAAGCGAAGTCTAAGGGGAACTTTTATTGAGTTTGATGACCTGAGGTTTGCGGTCGTTGGTGACCCACAGCCCTACCTTAACAACCTAACGCCGCTTGACTGGAATAGGGAAGTTGAGGCGGTGGTTGTCGATGGGTAATGATTTTGTCGTCACAGGACTTAAACCTGATTTGGCTGGTATTCGTGAGGTGCTTCATACCGCTCCTGTAGCTGACATGTGCCGCGAGGCGGCTCAGATTTGTGCAGCAAAATGCAATTCTTTACTGCCAGAAAAATACCTCAAACATGGTGCTCGATTTGACGCCAAATGGGTTAATCGCGAGTACACCGCAGCTGGCCTTGTGTACTGCTCTGGAGCAGAGAACGGCATATGGGCTGGGCGTGCTAACGCAAAGCTCAATATTCTTAAGAAAGGGTGTAGAGGATGAGCTATGACATTCTTTCAGACCTTACTAAGTATATGAGTGAAAAGCTTAACGTCCCTGCTTCAACACGAGTTCCCGCCCGTGAACCAAAAGAGTTTATTACCGTTACGCGAACCGGAGGAAGCTCTACGATTGGCTGGGATATAGCTAATCTTGCAGTGCAATCTTGGAGTACAACGGATGCCTCCGCATATAAGCTTGCTTTGGCAATAAGGCTTCTTTTGCTTGAGTGCTGGCAAGAGCTTGATAAGGTCATCAAAGTTGAAGTTCAAAGCATCTACGACTTCCCAGACCCGGATTCAAAGAAATATCGATATCAATTAGATGTGTATATCACTACACGTCTGTAAGGAGTAATCATGGCTGATGCTATTTACAATGCAAATTCCGTTGGAGCAGCAAAGGGCCGTCCTGGCGGATATGCCGCAGTTGTTGACCCAAGCGTTGACATTAAGACGCTTCTTGATGTCAAAAAGACCATCAAGGATCTGATGACCGCAAATCCTGGCAAGATTAAGTCACTTGGATATATTTCTGAGGATGGCGTTGAGTTTTCTGTTGATCTCTCTTCAGAGGATAAGAACGACTGGGGAGGAAATGCCATTAGTTCTTCAATCTCTAAGTACTCAGAGTCTGCAAAGGTGACATTCCTTGAGTCTGCTGAGACTATTTTGAAGGTCATTTACGGAGACGATAACGTCAAGGTTGAGACAGACGGTTCTATTACCGTTCGCCACAACCCACGCTTTACCGCACCTCGCATCTACATTTTTGACGCGGTCATTAATGAGACAACGGTTAAGCGCTCTCTTATCCCTGTTGGGCGCATTTTTGAGCGCGATACCGTAAAGCAGAACAGCTCTGACTTCCTTGGCTATACCCCAACCATTAAGTGTATGCCAGCCGAGGTCTTTGACGGCGATACTTATCGTGATGTCTTCTATGACACCACAAAAGCGAGCGCAACTCCTGGCGTTGTACATTAATTAAGTTTTGAGAGGACTCAATATGGATATTTCCAACATGTCAGCGGAGCAGCTTCGAGAGCTCGCAGCGGAGAAAGAAAATTTACGTGCAAAGTTGGAGCACGATTATCTTGACTTTGTACAGGATAAGCATAAGTACGCTCCATATGAGCGCGTAATTGAATTCGAGGGTGAAGAGTATGTCGTTGATATGCGTCGTACTAAGTCTCGTGAGTTTATGCGTCGCATGGCTCGTGTTAGTGATGCAGAGCAAAATAGCCCAGAAGCACTTTCTCCTGTACTTGCTCTCTACGACTATCTTTTTGGCGGCGATTGTGACAATCATGTTGTGGAAATCGTAACCGCCAAGCTCGGATATGACGACGCTGAAGAGATCATGCGCATTGAGTCCACTCTTCTGGAAAAACTTGACGCAAAAAACTAATTCCGCTTGCTCCAATTCTGTGTGATGACACAAAAAGGGGCAAGCTGGAAGCAGACTTTCAGCAGTATTACCAAGTAAATCTACAGACGCTCATCGACTCTTGTGAGTTTGAGCGTCTGTTTTATTTGATGATAAACCTCCCTCATGGCTCAAGAACAGTGTGCAATGTTGACCCCAGAAATGATTGGTCCAATAGCGACTATTTGCTTGCACTAGCGGTTGATAACCTTTCGTATCTTCGGTACGAGCAAGCGGGAGGTAAAGGCAGAAAGCCTGACGCCGTCAAGCGTCCAGAACTGAAACAAGAACAAAGTAAGAAGAAGCTTCTTAACGTTTCACAGGACCGCGTTGAGGAGCTTCTTTTTAGAGAACGCTAGGAGGTGAATAGTGGCTGGAACAGTAGTAAGAGGTTCCGTCCTTCTTACTCCTAAATTTGACAATCTTGGTGCTAATGTAAAGCGAGCACTGGGAAGTGGATATAAATCGGCGGTGTCTGTCCACACAAACGCTGGACGACAGGCCGCTCAAAACTACGCAAGCGGCTTTGGCGGCGCAACCGGCGCCATTATGGGAATTGTATCAAGCGTTACATCTCGTGCGTTAGATGCGATTTCTGGTTCAATTGCCTCTGCGGTCAACCGCGTCGACACGATTGCAAACTTCCCTAAGATTATGCAGTCTGTTGGCTATTCTGCAGACGACGCGCGTGCGACTATTGAACGGCTTTCGTCTGGTATTGACGGTCTTCCAACATCGCTTGACGCCATTGTTGGCTCAGTGCAGAAGATTGCACCTGTGTCTGGTTCACTTGCCACAGCAACAGATGTTGCCCTGGCATTTAATAACGCACTTTTGGCTGGCGGTAAGAGCCAAGAGATAATGAATTCTGCTTTTGAGCAGTATTCCCAAATGCTCTCGACAGGCAGAGTCGACATGCAGTCATGGAAGATTCTTGCGCAAGCGATGCCAGGCCAGCTGAATCAGATTGCTAAAGCTCTACTCGGTGCTAATGCAAACCAAGCAGACCTGTATAAGGCTATGCAAAGCGGCGCAATTACATTTGACCAATTCAACAATGCAATTGTAAGCCTCAATAATGAAGGTCTTCCTGGCTATGCTTCATTTGCTGAGCAGGCACGTATCTCAACGGAGTCAATTGGCACCGCATGGACCAATGTTCAGAACCGTATTAATAAGGCTGTTGCTAAGATTATTGATCATATTGGCCAAGCTAATATTGCAGGTGCAATCAATGATTTCTCTAGCAGCTTTTCTGGTATAGCCGATACAGTTATCACGTATCTTGACCCCGTTATTTCCACTGTTGGTTCTTTCATGGATCAGCTTCAAAATAACGGAGCAATCACATCATTTGGCGACGCTTTAAATGCGCTAAAAGACGTATTTGATAGCACTATCGGGCTTATTGGCGACCTCATAACAACGTTTACTGGTCTAGATAACTCAGAGGATGCTTCCCGCAGCGCAGCAGACTTGCTTAAATCTGCCGTTGATGGCGTTAAATCTGCCATAGAGTTTGCTCGTGACGCAGTCCAAGGTTTGAGAGACAACCTCACAGTTGTTGCACCCGTCATTGTTGCCGTAGCAACTGCCCTGGTTGCTTACGAGACAATTAAGGCCGTACGTTCAATAGCAGATGACTTTGGACTTCTAAAAAGTGCCGCTTCTCTGGCCTTTGATGCTATCAAGGGTGGAGAAGGCGTCCTATCAACGCTTTCTGTTTTTGGTGAGCTTGTTGGTGAGGGTGGGGCACTTGCGAGTGTCTTCGGAACGATTTCAACGGCCATTAGCGGCGTCGGAACAAGCCTTCTAGCCCTCGTAGGATCTATCCCTGTTATTGGCTGGATTGCAGTTGCGGTAGTTGCTCTCGGGGCTGTTTTTACATGGCTCTGGAATACTAATGAAGATTTTAGAAATGCTGTAATTGGTATTTGGGACTCTATTTACTCGGCTATTAGTGGTGCAGTAGATTCCATAGTTGGTTTCTTTACAACAACATTGCCAACAGCTTTCACTCAATTCGTCCAATTTGTTCAAGGGATTCCCGCAGCGGTAGGACAATTCATCCAAGAGCTACCATCAATGGTTCTTTACGCGCTTACTTTTGCAGTTGTATTTCTGTTTGGACTAGGCGCTCAACTTGCTCAGCTGGCGGTTCAGATTGGCTCTGAATTTGTTCAGAACGTTGTCAACTTCTTTACTGTCGACCTACCAAGCGCATTTGCTCAGTTCGTCTTATTTGTATCGACGATTCCAGAACAAGTTCAAACTGCCCTTGCAACGCTTTTGGTAAACATTGCTCTTTGGGCAGTCGACATGGCGGCAAAAGCATCAGAGGCCGCCGACGGATTTCTCCGTGGGGTTACAGATGGCCTAAATGCAGCAGTCGATTTTGTGAAGAGCGTTCCAGATAAGATTAAAAGTTTCTTTTCTAATGCGGGCGATTGGCTTGTTAATTCTGGTAAAGCGCTCTTAGATGGCTTCGCCAAAGGCATCAGAAATGCTGTAAATGCAGTAACAAGCGCAGCATCAGACGCGCTCGGTGCGGTGCGTAAGCTATTCCCATTCTCACCTGCAAAGAAAGGACCATTCTCAGGCCATGGCTACACGACGTATTCTGGCCGTGCTCTCATGAGAGACTTCGCAAAGGGGATTAAGGGAAGTTCCGCACTTGCTGAAACAGAGGCAATGAGTGCTCTGTCAAGCGTACATGACGTCTTTAGTAATGCTCGTCCTCTGAGCTTCTCAGCGGTTGCTGACGCTAATGCAAACGGTATTTATCGTGCCGCTTTTGAGCTTGATTCAAGACAGCAACGCGCAAATGCAACCACGCTTGCAGATATCTATGACTTCATGCGTAACGGTGAGCTCGGACAGGTTATTGATGAGAACTCTAACAATATTGGAGACCGTGATTTTGCTCGAGCGGTTCAGAAGGCGGTGAAGACGAATGCGTAAGCTCAAATACGTTTCTTCCCGCGGTAATAGCTTTGAGCTTGATGTGCCAGAAGCCTCAATTGGTACTGGCACATCTCTTAGAGGTTACAAGCCTGGATACACGCTAGGAGCGCGTTCTATTTCTGGCATTTCCTCTAATGCTCAAGAAGTCACGTTAGATCTCTTCATTGAGGGTTCTGAACTGGCAGAATCAATGGCCAAGGAATTTGAATTTGATTTCAATAATCAAAAGCCAGGAGCGCTGGTCTATAACAATGAGTGGTCACAAGATGTATATGTGTCTAAAAGTGAGGTCCAATCGGTCTTTCATGATCAGGCAACAGTTGCTCTTACAGTTATTTTGTTAGAAGGGTCATGGCACAAAAGCCACATTAAAAGCTTTAGCGTGACTCACGATGATGTACAGAGTGATTGGCTTAATTTACCGACTAATGCTCCATACAACCTTGGTATTACAAGACCACCAAACCAGCTTGAAGTTCGGTCATCCTCAGAATGTCCAGTAAAGTTCACCATTTACGGGACAGCTCTCCAGCCACGAATTGTGATTGGTGATAACACTTATTCATTTTTAGTGACGGTCCCAAGTGGAGGTCGTCTTGTTGTAGATGGCACTCGTACTCGCAAGACAATCACACTTGTTACTGAACTTGGGGACGTGTCAGACCGCTTCGATGTTGGTAGCCGTGGCAGCGGAAAGGGCAGTGGCAACTATTGCTTTGAACCACTGAAACAAGGCTTTCAGAGCGTCTCATGGGACGGCACATTTGGCTTTGATATTGAATGGTGGGAAACAAGAGGAGGTCTTCCATGGACATCTTAACGGTGTCAAAGGCTGACGGTGAAGATATTGCTGGTACAGAGGACTATGTACTCGACCTTTCTTTTGGAGATACGGGAAATACTTTTGAAGTATTTGCCCCGTCGATTCCAGTCAAAGATGGATATCTAGTATCTATCGATGGAACAGAATATGGTGGCATCATCGACACAGCTTCAGACTCGCTTGACGGTGGTGTGTCTACGACTACATGGAGCGGGCGTACCTGGCACGGTATGCTCGCTTCAAAAATCTTGGTCCCGAGTACTGATTACATCAATATCTCGGATAAGGCTCAAACAGCCATCGAGAGCATTGTTACTGCAGCAGATCTTGCAACAGTATTTGAGGCTAAAACGGGACAGTCTGAGACAATTATTAAGTGCCAGCTACCTCGTTTTTGCGACGCTTACACAGCATTAAGACACATTGCAAATGCCGCGGGCTCACGTCTTAGAATTCAGCGTGCTGATGGTAAGACACTTATTTGGCTAGAGCCTCTCACAGACAACAGACTTGATTCTGATGCCCTGGATTACAAGTCTAAGACGTCATATCATCCCGTAAATCACTTAATCTGTGCTGGTAAAGGTGAGCTTGCAAGTCGTACGGTTATTCACCTCTATGCAGACCGTGCGGGACGTATTTCAAAGACGCAAAGTTTGTTTGGCCAAGATGAAGTAGCAATGCTCTATGACTACAACAATATCGAGGATGCGGAGCTTGAAAAAGAGGGAACAAAGAAGCTCAAAGAGCTTCAAGCTCAGTCTTCTGTAGACGTTACAGTCCATGACGGTTTGAATCTATACATCGATGATGTTGTTGTAGCCGAAAATCAAGACACAGGAAGACGGACTCAAGCGACTATTGGCAAGAAGATAGTAAAAGTCGCGAGCGGAGTAATGAGCGTAAGTTATGAAGTGACTTCACCAAACCAGACTCGAGGCTCACATGGCGTTTCATTTGAGTCTTCTGGAGCGTCTCAAGGTGCTGGAACTACATATGTAGCCGGCACGGGCATTAGGATTGTCGGCAATCGAATATCAGCGGTTATGTCGGATGAGAAGGTTGCTGATATTGATACTCATATTGCAGCTGCACAGTCTGCTGCAATTGCAGCTCAAGGTCAAGCGCATGAGGCAAAAGACATTGGCAATAACGCGTTAGTTTCAGCAAACTCAAGCGTTAAAAATGTATCCTCAACAGGGCCGCTTGCAGTTTCCCAGACGGGTTCCAACGTCACTTTAAGCCTTCAAAGTTCTGGTGCAGAGGCTGGTTCATACGGCCTTTCAGAATCAATTGTGGCTGGCAATAATGCCAATTTTGCAATTCCGCGTCTTACGGTTGACGAATTTGGACGCATCACTTCAATCGCTCAGTCAATGGTGACTCTTCAAATTAGTGGTGGAGCCAACCAAGGCGGAGGCTTCCTGGCTGCTCATCCAATCGGTTCAATCTATGAAACAACTAAATCATTTAATCCATCGAGCCTCGGCGGTACATGGAAACGCCTGCCGTCACTTGACGGTTTTAAGTGGGAAAGGACGGCGTAATGGCTAAAGAACAAGGCTCCAGATATACATGTGACAGATGTGGTAAGTCCGAGTTTGTTACTCCAAGCAATACATACTCGCTCGCTCAATGGCATGACATTAAGCGTCAGTCACAGCGAGGAGAGGAGAATCGCACTTATTGCGAGAGCTGCTACAAAGCATATCTCGAGCTTCTTGCAAAACATGATGCTTCATTCAAAGAGTTTGAAAGCAAGGTGAATTAATATGGCGGTTACATGCGTCGATGGACAGGGTCAAGCACCTCACATTACCGGTGCTGATAAAGGACGTTTGCACGCTGGTATTTTTGGCGAAAAGAGCGTCGTGCTTGCAGTTGGTAAGCGTCTGGCGGCTACGCAAGAGAGTGCCAATCGAGTCACTATTGCAACCGGCGACGCCTCTCTTCATGGCAGACAAGTAAGCGTGACTGCTCCGGAGCAGGTCACAATCACGTCTGGAACTCAAGGACAGAATCGTAACGACTTTATCTGCCTTAAATATGAGCGTAACGCGCAGGGAATTGAGTCGGCAAAGCTTGAGGTTCTACGTGGTGTACCGACATCTGGCAAAGCTGAGGACCCATTAGTACCAGCGGGTAACGTCTTAAATGGTGACGCTCAAGACTACTTCCCGCTCTATCGTGTAAAGCTTAATGGCGTTGTTGCGTCTAAGCCAGAGCAGCTTTTTATGTTTGCTAATACGCTCTATCAAGATGATAACGGCGATTTTGAGACGGTGATTTTGCAAGATCAGGGAAGTTATAAGAATTATTGGCATATTTACCGCACAGGTGATTCTGTAACTATCAAGGTAAGAGGCTGGCTTGCTAACAACGTCGCTTATGACGCAGTTAGATGCCCCTTCACCATTCCTGAAGGAGCAAGACCGCCTCTAGTAGATCATGAAAAGTACGGTTCAGTCTCTGACAGTACAGAATCTATTGTGTATAACTCAGGTTTCTGCCCCGGTCACGCTGACGTGATTACGGCCATTTCCGCCCGTCCAGATGGAAACATCTATTTGCAAGATATGGGCGGCACTGTCTCTAACGCCTGGCGACAGGGATCTCTTACTTATACAGTGAGGCATTAAGGAGGCAGCATGAACATTACAGCTGAGATGGTGTCCTTCTTTATCTCAATTGCTGGAGCGTTTCTGGGTGGTCTTATTGCTATCTCAAACTGGCAACGTGCTAGTCGAGAGGACAAAGAGAAAGAAGACGCTTGGAAGGGTAGCATAACCAACACCCTCACACGCTTAGAGACACGCCAACAAGTCATGAATGAGCAACTGAGCAAGTATCAGCAATCGCTCTCAGATTTAACCGCCACACTCACGCAGCACACAGCTGAGCTTTCTGTGGTCGGCATTGTGGCGCGAAGGGCGGACGAAGTCTCAAAAAAAGCAGCAACAGACCTCGCAGAGGTCAAAACCGACGTAAGAAATCTAGACTCGCGCATCACTAGACTTGAGAAGTAAAGGAGCAACAAATGATTAACTGGAAAGTACGTCTACACAACCCAGCGTGGTGGCTTGGAATGGCTGGAATCATCATGAGTCCAATCCTGGCATACTTAGGACTGGCATACTCTGACTTGACGACCTGGGGCAGCCTTGCCGATGTATTCGTGAAGTTTATTAGCAACCCATATCTGATTGGCACTGTAGTTGTGGCGGTCCTGGGTGCGATTGGCGTTACGGTTGACCCAACAACCAAGGGATTAAGCGATAGTGATCGTGCAATGACATACACCAAGCCAAGCGTGAGCCCTTTAGACGAAGGAGAGCACTAATGGCTGATTTTTCAGGTCAGATTACCGCGGATGTTTGGGCACCTACAACTTCATACGCTTCAGGACGCGGTGGTCATAAGGTTGAGTACATTGCTGTCCATCATGAGGCTTCTGTTGGCTCTTCCCCTTATAGCATCGCCGCTATGTGGTCGGCTAATGGTGAAGTCAGCGCGCATTATTCAGTAGATAATGAGGGAGCAATCGCGCAGCATGTCTACGAGAGCGATACGGCTTATGCTGTAGGTCGCTGGGAAGAAAACCAGCGTAGTATTTCCATTGAACACGCTAACGACCATGCGAACCCCTGGACGGTATCAGAGACCACGCAGGAGAGCGGCGCACATCTTGTGGCCGCTCTCCTTATTAAGTACGGCTTAGGCTATCCGCGTTGGGGTGGTAACGTCAGGCCACACAAACAGATCGTGGCAACCGCTTGCCCTGGCGAGCTTGCCGGCTCTCAGAATGTTCACTATATGGAGCGCGTTTGCTACTGGTATGAGGTCATGACTGGTGCGCGCTCAAGCTCTGAGATCGGCTGGCATACTGACGGTAAGGGTTCGTGGTGGTATCAGACAGGCGAGTCATCAAGTGAGTATGCCGTCGGCTGGTATCGTGTAGGCATGAAGTGGTACTACTTCAACGAGTCTGGCTGGATGCTCACGGGCTGGGTTCATGCTAGCTGGGACGGCTCGGAGAAATGCTGGTGGCACTTCGACGATAGTGGCGCACTTGAAGCTGATAAGTGGCTCACATACAACGACAGCTGGTATTTGCTAGGCTCTGACGGGCGCATGGCGACTGGCTGGCAGGAGCGTGACGGCAAGCGTTATTACCTCGACGAGACAGGGCGCATGATTACTGGCTGGCTTAAGCTAGATAATGACTGGTACTATCTACGCTCCGATGGCTCACGAGTTGAAGATTGCCTTTACGAAGTCGGAGCAGACAACATTTGTGCCTTTGATAAGGAAGGCAAACTACTCACAGGCGACATCACAGTCACAACCAATGACGATGGATACATCGCTGGAATTAAGTAATATTTACCCCTCTCGTCAAAACGAGAGGGGCTTTTTTCATGGGTAAATACTCCAACTCACAATTTATGTGTCTTAAAATGCCTTACAACAAGCCGTTTAACTGGGAATTTGTAAAGGTAAATTTACTCGCTTTTCTTTATTGATTGTTTCAATACGGTTAACAACAATGTTTCCCCTTCAATTCTCTTCTTTTGAATATATCGAGGTAAATCGACTATCTAAATAGTTAAAACTTTTATTCGAACAGGTATTCTACTTTTACAGTAGCCATACAGTTTGGAGGCAAAATGGAGGCAGCCGATAAAAATTTTAACAAAAAAGGTAGACGGCAAGCCATCTACCTTGGGTTTTTGGTGCCTCCTGCGCGATTCGAACGCGCGACCTGCGGTTTAGAAGACCGACGCTCTATCCAGCTGAGCTAAGGAGACATATAGCGTCGTTCATTATAGCAATAAGGATTGCAAATACGTCGTGCCATCAAAGATTTTCTTATCAGAAGAATGACAAAGGAAAAGAAAAGTAGCTACACTAAAAGCAGCTACACTGATTACAGGCTTACGTGAATGGAGACACTATGTCTTACGATTTTGAATCACGCGTTGATCGCGCTGGCACTGGTTCTAGAAAATGGAACGTCATGTATGACGTTAATCCTGATGTAGCTCCTGGTATTCCACCTTTTTCTGTTGCTGATATGGAGTATCACACAGCCCCAGAGATTGTCGAGGGCCTCAAGGAATACATCAATGACGCAATCCTTGGCTATTCCGTGCCAACCAATCAGATGAAGCAGGCTGTGTGCAAGTGGATGAAGACTCGCCACAACTGGGATGTAAAACCAGAGTGGCTGCTCAACTCTTCAGGCGTGGTGCCTGCGCTCTTTGCATCTGTTGCCGAGTTCACCCAGCCAGATGAGGGTGTCATTTTGTTTACTCCTGTCTACCATCCGTTCTACATGGCAGTTGAGGAGAATAACCGTGC